ACAGTTCAGTTTTTACATCTTGCGACTTGTCGAAAGCGGATTTTACAAATACTAAACTTCTCAACACGAAACTAATTAAATGTTATCTTCATGATGCTAATTATCAAGACGCTGATCTCAAAGACGCTGACTTTTCAAAATGTCGTAATCTGTTTTTGCCCGTCTGTCGAAACAGATTACGCGATATTTTAAATCATACAGAAGATCAACAAGTAACACTTAGTAACTTAGATTTAAGAAATATTACTTCTGAAGATTTTAAAAAGATCAAAAATGATAAAGCTATAACAAAAATCCAAATCAGAGATTGCAATTTACGAGATAGCGACTTTTCAGAATTCACTTTCAAAGACGTAACAATTGCAGATTGTAACTTAGCTTATACTAAATTTAGAAAAGCTAGCTTCAAAAATTGCGTTTTTGATGATAATTTTCTTTACAAGACGAACTTTAAAAGAACATCAACGACTAATACTACTCTTCCATCATAATTAGGCTTCATCTTAGCTCTTGCTCAAAAATCACAGCTAAGATGAACTTCTAGCGTCAAGAAAGCAATTAGAATCTACTAGAAATCGAATCGAACGCTTTAGTAATATATGATCTAGTATCTGTTAATGTCTTAGTCTGCACAATACCTAGATTTGTTATTTTCTTGTTAATGAAGTTCGTGTAAGTCGTAGTTTGCTTGTCAACAATTAGCACTTCTTCTAAAGTAGCTGTAAAAGCTAAGCCGCCCATCGTGTCTGAGCTACTAGTAATTGCGAGATCAGTAATGCACATATTATCATGAGCGTCATAGTTACTCACAACTGTAACTAATGATTTATTGTTCCATATTTCATGTAATTTACGATATGCTTGCAATGATAGACGCTCTTCATTACTGATTAAACTAGAAATGTTTGATTTAATTGAGCTGAATGTATTGCTCATAATGTCAGAGTTGAAGATGCCATAAACGCGCATCGGCGTATCTGTGATCATGCCTGAAATTTCAATTTTCAATGGTTGCTTGAAGATATGGTCAGCAATATTAGTCTTGGTTTCAACAGGATGTTTTGTTACTTCTGATGAAAACTGTATAACTTCAGCAAGATCAACGTCTATAACTAGATCACCGATTTTTGTTTTTTCTGATGTCTTAGTTAGTCTACGAAATGCTTTTGACGCATTAGTTAAGCTGAAGATTGATGATATAAGTGATGCCATTTTTAATATGCTCCGATTGCATTAAACATTTTTTGGTTTTCAAACGTGTTAGCTTTAGCTATCTCACGCTTCACGACTGACACTATTTCTTGAGCTTGTTCTTTTGTCGTATTTGCTTTAGTTTCAATTTTGATATTAAAGTGATTTTTTTGATTGAAAGATGTTGCTTTACTAGCTTCTGACGAGCGAGCAACGCGTTGACTTTTTGACGCAGAATAGTCGCGATGCTCTGCAAGACTCTGCTTAGCTTCTTCTCTCAAGTCTCGTGAAGCAAAGTACTCTTTCAAGTTAATGTTTTTAGCTTCTTTTCTTCTTATCTCGACTTGCTGTACTTGTTTTGAAGAAAATAAGTCATTCATTTTACTCTTCACGCTATCGACTGCGCTACTAGAAAAGTCGCTAATCTTTTGCTGTATGCTATCAAGCGTCAAGTTTGAAATCACATCAGCTATTTTAACTACAATGTCATATAATTGAATAAAAGGTTTCTTGATTTGCTCAATACGTCGCGCCCATGATTTCCATGCATCGCTCTTAATCACTCTGTTAATTAGAGTATCACCGCCTTCAATTGTTCTGTAAATCTCTTCAGTTAGTAGAGCGAGACCGCCGACAAGCCATGTCATGGGATTTGCTAACATCGCTCTTCCTAGAGCTAACATTGCAGTAGTTGCTAGAGCTGTAGAGCGAGCAATTGCAAATAACCATGCTGATAAACCCACTCCGATCAAGCCACTAATCAACGTTTTCCAACCAATAGTTGATGAAATTAAAGGATCGAACAGCTTCACTGTAGTTTGTACAGCGTGATTCATGTTAGAAAAAGCAGACGTCAGCGCATCAGTAAATATATGTAGTCTTTGCTTCACAAGAGCTTTATTTACAACGAGCCACTGCCTATACACACGTAATGACTCGCCGAAATCAGGCAATAGTTCTACTACAAAAGTATCTTTAATGTCGCGCAAAGTCTCTCTAGTAGCTTCTAAAGTATGACGAAAACGCTCAACTTCTGCGACTTGTCTATTTGAAAAGTTACCTTTCTGCTCTAGCGTGTTTTGCAGAGTAGAGCGTATAGCTACGCCAAAACTTGCTCCGAGCGAAAGAGCTAGATAAGTTAATCTACGACCAACTTGATGCAAGTGATACGCTGATCTTGACATGCTAGCACGCATGTCTTGCAATATCTTGCGTTGCTCTCTTGCTGTTTGTTTTCGTATGTTTAGCTCTTCTTTTGCTCTTAGCTTTTCTCTCGATAGCTTGCTTTTAGCTTCATGCTTACGTAGATCAAGCTCTCTTTTTGAATACTGTTTGGAGTTAGTAAACTTCTCTTTGTTTAGAGCCTCTTCACGCTCGAAATCTTTCACAGAAATTGCAGGTTTCCATCCTTGATTTTTTGAGCTACGCTTAACTTTGATACTCTGATCAGCTCTTTCTTGAGCATTAAGTCGCTCTACGTCTGCGCGTTCTGTAACAGACAATGAGCGTAACTCTCTTCTATAAGCATCGAGCGCAGAAAGTTGATGATTGCTCGACATCTTCGCTTTAACAGTTGAGAGTTTGCGCTTAGTCTCGTCGATCGTTCGATTGAAATCTTTGAGCTTTCTATCGTCGACTTTGAAGCCGAGCGTCGTGATTAGCTTGCGTACGTTCATTATCTTCTTCTAATTCTTGTTTCATGTCTAGCAAAGCGTTTAACTTCATAGCGTCTTTCAGCGTAAGAGTTGTACACATCTCAGTATAAGTAGCAACGCGTGCAAGAATTGGACGCCAGATTATGAATTCTTCAGCTAGCTCTTTGTCTATTCTTGATTCGAATGAGTCTTTGCTTTTTCCGTTTCTTTCGCTTCTATTTGCTCTTTCGCTTGAAATAGACCGTTGATTCTTTCTAGTAAAATAGAAGCGTCTTGAAAAACATCAGAGAAATTTACTTCTACAACGAACAAGATAGCTTGACACATTTCAGAGTAATTACGTGCGTAGATTTTATCAAAATACTCTTTTGATATAGCCATATCATTGCGCGTTACTCTTGAAAAGAGTTGTAATACTAGTGAACCGTCCTTATCTTTTTCTAGTATTCTCTCTACGATATTTTGCGATTGCACAATATCGCTAATCTTCACAGACAATAAAAAACCTTCTAAAGCTGGAAAGGGTTGTACTACATATGTGTTATTTTTGATAACTCTAGTTTCTGATCTAATACTTGTCATAATATTTACGCTAATTGATTAACAGCATTTCGCATAGAAGTACCAGTGATATACTGATCAGTTTCGCTACTTATTATAGTCCATTCGACTATTTTGTTTTCACTAGCTAGCTCGATTGTCGCATTTTTCTCGATCCAAGCCGCAGTGCTGGTAATTAAAGTCTTCTCAGTATTGTAGTCTCTAATCATTAGAGTAAAAGCACCTGCGCCTTTTTCTCTGTCAAACTCTTGATACGCACTTAGCAAATTGTTAGATTCTGAACACTGATTAATATTTAATGTGATTTTAGCATAATCGTTCTGTACTCTAAATCTGTTGCCGTTGCCTCTGCTATCTAGATAATGTTTGTAAGCTACATCTTCGCGCTCGATAACTACGCTAGTTTCTGCGCTTAATCCTTGAATTGCATGATTAGCAATTACTATGCTGACTTGCCGCGGATCATATGTTTTTATTGTCATGATATTTTTTATTAAATTAAATTGTTACAGTTCCCTTAATATGCAACACATGTATTGCGCCCTGCAATCTCGCTGAGAACGACGCTTCTATAGTTCTGCTAGCTCGTAGCTCAGTGCTAATATCTAACACGTTTGGCACGTTAATTGCTATACTACTTTTATCGATAAGATTTCTTTGAGCGGCTTCGTTAAGTGAGTTTCTGATCACAGACTCGACCATCGCAATTCCATCATTTGTCATCGGAATTTTATCACTTTGTAATAACAAGTTAGCAATACCGCTTTGCAAATACAGAGAAAGCCAATCAGTCGCTTGCATGATGTCTAAGTATTCACCGCTCAACGCTTTACCTTCCAGAGCTATTGCTTTACCTCCGAAATTTGTAAAAAAGTTATAGTTTAGTGCTTTAATTGCTTGAACTTCAGTTGTACTTAACTTGTCAGCTTCTACAGTAGCTAGTTCCTTGAAAGCCCACGTTGCGCTACCCGCATCTTTTGTAAACATTTTACCGAACCAAGCTGCCTCAGCATACGTGTCTTTTGCTTTGCTGTGATGTAATACGAATGTTCTGTTGAAGTTAGTTAAGTTAGCTATTACTTCAGTTTTTTCAGTCGAAACTCCAAAAAGCTTTTTATCAGCTTCAACTAACTTCGCAACTGCTACTTGTCGCTCTGCTGTTTTATCAACTATAACTACGCCGTAAAAGCTATTATCTTGTACAGCTACTTTAGTGTATATTGCTTCTGCTGTTTCGTTTGCACTCTTATCCCCATTCGCCTGCGTGTGAGCAATAATTAACTGTTTCGGTTTTGGGCTTTGAGCGAAGTATGAAGCTGCCGCTTTATACTCTGCTGATGTTGTAGCGTACACTTCAGTATCTATGTCAGTTAATGAACTATAAGTGTTAATAACAAGTTCAGCGTCTGTTGCTTGACCTTTTGTTTGAAATGCACCGACAATTAACAGTTTATTCATAGATGCGCTTTCGACGCTCGTAGTTTGTCGATCGATAGTAATATTAACGTAGTCGTCTATTAAACTCATTTTATACTCTCTTTTAATTTAATTTTATCAATATAAGTCATCTCTTCTGTACGTTCTAAGTTGAACGATAGCTCAAGCTCAAGAACTGCACTGCTTTCATTTTGAGCATTGATTTCGAAAGGTATAGCTTGCACATGTTGCAAAGTACGATGCAACGCTATTTCGCCTTGAAATACATTATTAGCTAACTCTGTGCTAAATGCATTATACACGTTTATTAATATAATTTCAGCATGATGTAACGCATCGCTATACGCATGTAACACTAAACTTGCAACATAATGTATTATTGTTATTCGCTCTCTATCGTCAAGAATGCGACGAATCGGCATCGACACTGCGCGAAAATTTGTAATCTCTACATTGCAAGAAGGTTTGTAAGGTCTCGCTGAATTCTGCCAGCTCTGAGTTACTTTTACGCGTTTATCATTGATAGCTTGATTAGCAAACTGTATGATCTTCTTATATACTTCTTTTATCTGCATCAATACTTTTCTATATCATCTACGTTCTGCTTAACTACTACAATCTCATAGTGATTAGTGTGATAATTTGGTAAATTATTTTGAGGCGTTACTTTCACTACTTGATAATACTCATCATCAATGACGACGAGGTCTGGCGTTGTCGTGTTTGTCTTCGACGTACTAAGTTTTGAATCAGTATAAAGTACATAGACTGTACTTGTTCTGTAACCTTCAGGCAGAGTATCAAGCACTTCATTGTTAGCACCTTGCACACTTGCTTGAATATGAGAAAGCTCATCTTTGAGCGTTTCAGGTTTAGGTCTTTCCCAGATTCCATCTTCGTTATATTCGCCCTGAATATCTTTTAATACTGTTAGCGTGCGCCTAAAAACATCAAACATATTTGTAATCTATTGCGTTACGTAACATACCTGTATCTATCAGCGTCTTATTGCTTTTTTTTCTTTTGATGGTCTCTTTTGAATTTGGTGGAGGTATATTACTCTCGATTTTAGCACGAATATCGCTAACCATCCTTTCACCCAACTTCTCAACCGCATCTTTTATAGATGCCTCTGGAGCTTTAAGTACTTTCTCGATAATATGATCAATCTCTCTTTGCCATGAAATTTCTTGCTCTCTGACAGTTGAACGCATGAATGATCGTGCAGGAATACTACTAGTTCCGTACTCATTTTTATAAGCATAATCAGAGATGAGAGTGTTGTTTTTATTCTTTTTTCCGTTGTCCAACAGTCCTGCTTGCAATTCTCTACGAGAAAGTTCTTTTAATGCTTTTAACGATTTGCTGAAATTTACATCAGAGTCTTGCATTGATAGTAACTGATTAGTTAAAAAGAACTACGAGTTAAAAGTGTAACAGTGTGATTTTTAACTAACTGTTGATATTTGCGTCCGTAGCTTGAGTTATCGTATTCAGATTTTGGGCTACTACTAGTTGCATAAGTAATACTCAATGCTCCTTCTTTGACTGACGAAACTTGACCGCTCGCTCCTTTGCGTTTTAGAGCAAGATCGATATTATGAGCAGCTAAATATATAACTAAACTGTCTCTGACAGCAGTTATGATACTTGTAGCGATCAAGTCGTCAGCTATATCGATATGATTTTGCAAGAAAGTATTGCGACTTTTGTCTACAACTTTTTCTTGCGAATTGTCATTGTCGAATTCAGGAGCTATTACTTTTAGCTTAGCTAGTAATGTCATTAAGTTTTATTGTACTTAATCGACATTGCACCTGCTTGAGTAGTTACTATACCCCCGAAAGTCGATACGCAAGTGCTTTCATGATATGCGCCGAAACGTTGTAAAGGTAACACTTCAAACATTTTAGCGACAATCATGAACATAGTGTCAGGTTTCTTTTTACACATGACAATAGTGTGTTTTTTGATTTTACGTATTTCACTGAATTCAGCCATGTTATCAGCTAAAAGCTCAGGACAAGCGATAATCTTGATATTCTTATCATGCTCGATAAAGCTCTTGATAGACTGTTGTAAGTTATTCGTAGTACTGAAAATAGTATCGCTAATTTTAGCTTCTAGCTCAGAAGACATAAAGCAAACATTTGGCGTTTGAGTATACCTACTTTTCTTTCTTATACTATTGTACATGCCTTGTAACTCGTCTACGATTTGTTGTGGTGTCGTCGCAGTGTTAAGCCAATCTTGAGCTGTTTCAGTATGCTCTATTGCGCCGTTTGTTAAAAGCCCAGGAACTCCTAGACTCTTTGAACCGTAAGTCGCCATTCTGTTCATTTCGAGCAGATTAGTTTTCATTGCATCGTTAAGTTCATCTTTAATAGTTTCGCCTTGAAGCTCTCTACTTGCTTGTAAATCACGATCAGAGAAAGCTACTTTGCAGTAAGTGTCGGCAAGAGGAGACGCAAATTCTTTAGCGTCATGACCGATAATTGGCGCATCTTTTACTAGCCCAGTTCCAGCGGCATAACTCTTAGCTCTACCAGTCACTTTTCTTGTTTTGTAACGAGTTTCGATGTCGATTGGTGAAGCTGTTTTAACTAAATCCATAAAAGATTCTAGTATAACAACAGGCTCAGTTACGACTTCGAAAGGTTGTGGAAGATAGTTTGTTAGCTCATTTTGAAAATAAGATACATCGTTGCGCTCTGCTGAACGTGTATTTAATTCACGTAAATAATTGCTCATAATTTTCTATATATTTTTGTTTACTTGTATAATCACTAAGTCATTCGCTTTTGCTTTTGACATTAGCACGCCAGTGTCTATAGATGTTTCATCTGTTGCTTGATCTGCAGTTGAGAACGCGCCAGTTGCTGTCTCAGCGTTCTCAGTGGCGGCATCAGGTAACGTATATATTACTTTATGCGTTCCAACTGTTACCTTTTCATTAGTTATGGTAGTCAATTTAACCGCAATTCTACCGTAAGTCATGACCGCTACTTGCGAACCTTTTGCATAACCATCATCTCTTTTTGACATGATAATATTTTGATCTGGTATTGCTTTAGCGTCAAAAGTCTCAGGAATTTCAGGGATTGTACCGCCGCCAGTTGCCAAGTTTTGTCTAACTGAGATGCCTAAAAATTGATTAACTTTAGCCGCGCTGGTCTTGTCTGCGAGCTTGATCATTTGCGGATCGTTCGGATCACTACGCACAACTGGGTAACCGAATGGAATAAATTCGGCAGCTATAAAACTGTCAACTTGCTTTAGTGAATCGTCTGCTTCCTTGCCTTGCAAGTAAGCCTTCGGATGTCCATATTCTTTTTGCATTTTTATTTACCTTGTTTATTTTTACTGAATTCTTGCATACTTTTAATCAACATTTCGTTTCTTGAACGAGTATCGTTACTATTATCGTAATGCTTGTTTAAAGTTTTCAATACTTGCTTTGCGTCTCTAGTATCGCGATTAGTAGCATGCTTACTAACGAAGCTATCAAACATACCTGAAACATATTCGTCGCTTTTATCAGCGAAATCTATGCTTGCAGTATCTTCGCGTGTACTTAAAACAGCTACTCTAATTTCACGATCAGAGTGTCTTGCATAAGTATCTAGCTCATCTTCTAAAAATTGATCGGCAGTAGTGAGTAACGCAACTCTGTCCATCACTTTCTCGCTTTTTAACTCGTCTACATTTTGCTTCTTTAGTTCGTTAAAATCTTCACGAACTTTAGCTAATGCTTTAGTAACGTTATCAAGTTTGACTTCGCTAGTCTTCAAGTCTTTAGCGAGTAAGTCTTTTTCTGCTGTTAAGGCGTCTATGCGAGCTGTTTTTTCTGCAACAACTGCATCGTTTCTTTTGTTAGAGTCAAGAGCTGAATCAGCTTGCTCGACGCTTTGTAATTCTTTTTCCATGAAATTGTTTAAATTATTTAATTGCGCTGCGTTATCGAATCTAAAACGTGCTGATCTTCCAGCTCTGCCAGCCGTCACTATTGCTAAGTGATTGTATACAAGATTAGTTTGTTTGTAATCATGTTTCTCACCTTCGTACACACCATCGCATCTTTCTAAATCAACAGTGTAACCGAGCGATAGCTCGACTTTATCACCTGCAAGAATTTTATCAATAGCGTCTTTGTGCGTAACAGTAATAGTAGTAACTATGTTATCACCGTCCCTGTTACATGTTTCGCCTGTGTAACCTACTTGCAACTTATGCGCGTTAGATGCGTCGACGAATTCGCTCGGATGATCATCGGTTACAGGTATCATTTTCAGAGAATCTAGACTCTTCTCAGAAAAAATATCATCAGGATGTCGTAGCTCTGAACGTATAGAATTGTCAGCGTTCAAGTAAGGAAACACGCCAGTTCTCGACGCTACTACTTTACCTCTGATATATCCTTCCTTTGTTTTTTTAACTTTCGGTATTTCAAAAGTGTCAAATCTTATTACTTGCATTATTCTTGATCTGTAATTAATGTAGTGCAACGACATTGAATGTCTTGACCGATATCTTTCAGCGTGCCGCCGATTGACGCACGTTTTTTCCATCTTGCGTCTTTAATATTATCTTTGTACACAGTAGAATCGAGCCATAAACATATTTTGTTGTTCATTACTTCATGACTTTTACGTACTCGCTCATCTCCACTCGTACTCCATTTGTAATATTTTCTACCATGCTCTAAGTGCCGAGCTTTTGTTAAGCTCATGTTTAGTTTTTGCGTCTGATCTCTAGCAATTAGCTCAGCTTGACGATCAGTAACTGCATAAATTTCTTTTATACTATCAGCTAAAGACGTTGAAGAATCTCCATTTTTGTAAGAGTCATGCACTGCTTGCTCTACTTTTGAAAGTAGCTTTTCAGGAATACTTCTTATCGTTCTAACGTTCTCTCTTACGAACATTCTGATATCTGAACGCGCTCTTAAACTTTTGATAGCGGGTATTTTTTCTTTAAAAGTCTTGGCTACAACTTTTCTATTAGCATCATCGATATTCACTGCAATTCTAAGTACTCGTTTTTTAGAAGCAATAACGTGCGTTATTAGAGAAATCTTAGTACTGATCTTGCTTATTAGAGCGTCGAAAAAATCTTGGAACATATCTGAATCATTTCTTTTACTCGTAATAATACCTTGAGAACCTGAAACGAACAAACTAAAAAACTCACCATTGTTCAGTAAATATTTATCACAGACGCGTATAGCTTTTTGCATCAAGTGCTTCATCAAATGCTCGTACTGATAAAAATGAATATCTTGCTGCTTCACTGTGAGTTTACTACTTCCCTCAATTCGCTTAAATCTTTTTGCATGCTATCGATGCAATTGTTAGCAAGCACTTTGCGCGCGTTCTTGTTTGCGCTTGACACTGATTCAAGCAATGAAACATCTACTTGTATTTCTGTAAAAGAATGTCTTATTTTCTCTACGATCTCTTTACTCATCAAGCTACTCGTTGATATGTTCTTTTATTGTCTTTAACGCTTCAACTACTTGATCATGACTATGATTAGCTATTGCTTTTCTTTGTTTAGCAATCTCGACATCTTTCGTATGTACAAATTGTTGAGAAGAAAAATCTTGCATTAAAACTTGAGCTAGCGATGTAAATACATTAATTAAGCGTTGCTTCTGTTCATCTTGATTTTGCATTTGACTATTCCATAGTATAAATTATGTTGCTAGTATACAAGAAGATGGGTTATACTGCAACTATTAGCGTTTAATTTTGTTACCTTCCTTACAGATTATGTTAAATCTACTTCTATCTTGCATAAAAAAGTTGCAAAAACCTTTTGACATGCGAAACCGCGCAACATGTATCGTTATAGCAGTATTACTAGTTATCTCCGGGATTTTTCTTATTCGCTTAACTTTCTTAGAAGAAGATCAAATTTTGAAAATTACGGAACTATGCGTTGCTGTAACGCAATTAGTTTTAGCTTTAAAAACGATTGATTTAAGTCGTATAGATCAACAAGATAACGAAGTTGACGAAAATTACAATGAAAAGTAGTGCTGAATGAATTGCATCAACGATGCGTTGAATGATGTATAAAGCTGTATAGAGACAGGTAAAACAATCACTATTAAGAATAAGATGATCTTACGAAGAGCTATAACGCAAAATTGCTCGGTCGAAGTAATTAGTTTTTTATTGATAATTAAAGAAGAAATTTGTACCTGTACAACAAGCGCAACAAATAATAGCAGTGCGTCTTTGATGAAGATCATTATTTTTTTGGTACAAAAGGTTGGTAAGGTTTATATGTTTTGCAATCGATCGGAATCGTGCTAATCGCATTACCCGCGCGACACACGTTGTCTAAAAATTTCTTTTGCGACTGGGTGTTTTTTTCAGTATCAACTTTTTTACTTGCGTTGTATTTCACGTTCTGAAATGTATTACTTACACCCTTCATTTAAATCTAACCTAAAAATCAATTGTAAAATGACTCAAGCCATTCTTTCTTTATCTTATCTTTGAATTCGCTAAATGTAAAGTCTGATTTTGGTTTAAATTGTTTTATTTTGCTTTCATCGTCTGAATAATCGAAATACTCATAATGTTCATTGTCATTATGATTGTACATATAATAATTCAAAGTAGCGCACATGTTGCCCTTGATATTGTGATTAAACAGCTGATGCGTCTGATAATGCTTAGCATCGAGCCAAGTCATTTGATTTTTTAATAGGTGCAAATTGTCTAAAGTATCGCTAGTCTCGCTTAAACTTCTAAAAGTTTTTAACGTAATGCTACCATGCAATATTTTTATGACAGCATTACAATTAGAATGTTGATGCACTGGTGAATAATGCTGACCAGACCAGATTTCTAAGATCAAAGGAATGCCCGGACTATCTGCTTTATTAACATTTAAGCTAACTCTTATATAAGTTTGCTCAAAGTTTTCTTTACCAAATTCAGTCGCTTTTTTTTTCAAGATTTCGTTACAGATAGCTCCCTCTGTTACTAAGCTATAGTTAATAGCATCAGAAAATTCAGGAAAATCATCTGCGTCTAATTCGATATCCTTGATATCAGCGTGCAGTTCTTGAATCTCTTTAGAGAGATGATTTACACAAATAGACTTGTTGTCGTCTAAAGATGCTAAACTACTATTAGTCGAAATAAGCAGAGGTAAATCAGCAATGAAAGGAAACTTAGAATATGAGAAGTCAGTACAACTCATATAAGCAGTCTCGCATAGAGCTATATACTTTATGTTTTTTTGCTCTGCAAAGCATTCAGTAAAAATAATATTTGCTTCACGCGCTTCGTTTACTCCGATTTTTAGCGTTTTTTTATACAAACTAATCCAAATCTTGTCTAGATTAGCTGTCAACTCTAATTTGCTTACTTTATCGTCAGCAATAAAAGACGCTTTTAATCTTTGCGCAATAAAAAAAGAAAATCGTGAGCTCGTAAGATCAGGTTGCTTATCTTCAAAACAGCTAATTGAACTTTGTAAGTTCGATAAGAATACAATATGCAAATTTTCTAGCTTTTGAAACTTAAACTCTACTAAAAACTGATCTACAATATCAATTTTCTGTTCTAGAATTCTCATTTTGTTGGCAATTTGTAATAAGTATCTATGACGCTTTGAAAGTCATCTACTTTTTTATCAAATTGAGTCTTCAACTCTAACAAAGCACCTTCTGCCATCGCGATCAACTGTTGATTCGTAGGATCAGCTATATCATACGCTCCATTCGTCATTTCATAAAAATTTTGCGTATAACGCTCTACGAGATGAGTATCGCGCAAATTATCAACAGCAAAGCGAGCAAATAAATTCGGATATCTCATTGTATCAGCAGGATCAGCTTTAAATTGCTCAAGTTTTAACTTTTTATCGTGAAATTCTGTCATATTGATTACCAAATTTAAATTAAACGCTTTCTACTAATGCTTGTAAGTTCTCTAATGCCGCTCTACCGCTGTGCGTCATAATATTCAGACGTTCAGGAGTGCGCACAGGTAAAGAATGATAGCTGTTAAAATCATTAATGTACGCTTGTATGTACTGCTGTGTAATCTGCGCTTGCTTTAGCTTCGCTTGATCATCTTCTGAAATACTTACGCTCGCAGTTGCAAGCTGTTTTAGTAAATTATTCTTTAATTGTTCGTTCATATTTGTGTACAAATTCTTGAAATGCGATAATAAAATAACAAAGCAAGCTATTATAGTCTATGCCTGAATTTTTAATATCTTTTACATGATCTTCTATTTTGATGTCTTTATCTCGTTTTACAGAGAGCTTATTAGTATAATCACTGACGCAATTTGGAAACACTTTAAATACTTCTTCAAGCACTAAGCCAATGCGCATCGCGTCCTCTTTCTCTGCTACTCTTTTTGTACGCTTTGGACAAACAAAACCGTATTTATTTTTTCTTTCTCCGTCATATTTTAAGCCATAACTTTTTACATCTAGCTTCATAAAGCGATCTAATACGTTATTATTCGCTTTTGTTCTGATAGATGTTTTATTGAGCTTTGAACTTACAACAACTAGAGAGCCATAATCATTGATATAAGACGCTCGTGAATTACTGTTATCTTCGTCTTGAAAATTAAATAGATGCTTTCGATCGCCCGCGCACCACGCCGTTACAGCGTCTTCATTACCTGAAAAACCGATACCCGCAGATTCTCCTAGTTTGTTTTCGAGAATAAAAGAATTAGCATCTAGACCGTAAATTTTCGTAAGAGTAAGTGCCATATAACTTCTTCTTAACCAATTTACTGCTCCATTGTGTAGCGGTATTGATTGCCAATTAAGTCGCTCGTCTCTAGTAGACGAAGACGATGAAGAAACGCTACTAAACTTATTATCTACATATCTCTTATTAGCTAAATCTTGCAATAAAGCCGGATCTTTAGACTCCATGATTCTATTGTTATGTAATCTGATTCCGTCAGGATACACTTCATATGATAGATATGTGTGTATAAAATGCTTTACACTCTCAGAACCTTGAGCCGCTTTAATATAAGCATAATTATCTCTAGCGTTGTAACCGATTTTGAATCTTGAATAAGTATTTTCACGTATATCAAGCCCCGTCTCCGTTGCGCTTGTATACATATTATTGATATATATGTTATATGCACTCATTGATTGCGTAAAATCAGTGTACTTTACTAAGCCCCAGTTTTTATCTCCGTGCAATACATGCTGATAGTTACCTGAAAATCCCGACATATCAGTAACATCATATGCTTTATTATTTACTAGATTTTCAACAAAAGATTTGTTAGTTGCGTCGTTACTATAATAAGGCGTAGCAACGTTATTAATTCTATTACTATTCATGTTAATAGCACTAGAAAAGCTGTTTATACTTCCCCACATCCCATTACCTTTCAACACATAGTTTGCATTACTCGGATAGCCTGAAATTTTACTAGCTAGTAACGTTCTATTTGTCGCAAATTGCTTTGCAGAGTCTACTTGCTGATTAGTGTAAGTGCTACTTGTATTGATAGCTGATGTTTTTTGAGTGTTGACATATGCTTCAGTAGCAAAATCTAGATTGCTTATTGCAGTATCTGTATAAGCGTTTGCTTGAACAAATTTCGCATTTGTATAAGTGTTGGCACTAGTAATAGCTTGCGAAACATTTGCAGTAGTAGCAATGTTGCTCGGCAAGTTATTAAATCTATTATCTGTATAGCCTTTTGAGGTAATTAATGAATTTGCAACATCAGTTATAGTAGCGATATTGTCAGGTAAATCGGGAAGAACTAAGTCTTTCATAGTTCCGTCGCCATAAACGACTTTATTAGCATAGTCAGCTTTAAAGTCGCTAATCTGATTTAGTCTTAAGCTTTTTAAACCTAAGGTTGGATTTCCTGCTACTGCATTAGCATTTGTAATTGTAAGTTGATCACTGACTTCGATAGTTCTGCCAAAATATTGACTATTAGCATCACGAGCTACTAAGCCGACTTGATTAAACGCATAAAGAGCGTTTAACTCTTTACCGAATTGAATACTTACAGAACCTTCAATTGTTGCTTGTCCTGAGACTGGTACATTTGTACCAGTCTCTTGGACTACATCAATTTTAGCTTCAGATTCATCAGTGTGTTCTCCATGATGATAATCATAAATTTGACCATCTTTAGGGTCTTCAACTCTTAACGCGACAGTTTCGTCTTGATGTTTATCGAGTTTTCTTACAATAGAAAACTTTGCGCTCTCTGACATCTCAATTAAACTGCTACTCTTCTCAAAGTTGACGCTCCTTCAAATTTCATTTTTTCAACATCGATTGCGTCAACCACAGGCATTCCAATATGCGTACCTTTAAATTTTGGATTTGGAGCAATGCCGATTGCTTGACTGCCTCGAGTAATTACGTTTCCTTGACCATCTAGCTCAGCTGTTCTTGATGAAACAACTACAGTCTCATCTGCTACACCCTCTAAGCCTGCGCCAATAATCTCAAATTCTGCAGAATTGTCAGCATGTACTTTTGTTGTTACGACTTGCTCTAGTACTGCATGCTCATTATCTTTAAGACGCACTACATCGCCTTTTTTCATATCTGTTAAGTTTAGAGCTTCTATTGCTTCAGTTGTATTCATAAAATTTTATTCATTATATTAGAGTACGCTTAGTATACATAAAAAAACAATCACAACAACAGCTTAATTTAAGCTACGAATAAAACCCATTTCACCTAAATTTTTCATCTTGTATAAATCGTCTTTGTTCAAGATTTCATGCACAACTACAGCATTAATCTTATTATCTTTGATCTCGCCTTTTGCTATCACGTTTCCTGTCATTTCTAGCTCTAAGTCTTCAACAGCAGACATAGCCGAACTAGCCGCTATAGCCGCTCCAGTCGCTATAGATGAAGCGGCGGCTGTACCTGCTCCAATTGCTGTCATAATCTGCGTACCATAAGTTAATCCGGGAATCGGAAAAAATGGCAACATCTCCCAGTCTAATTTTATATGAGCCGCTAGTTCAGCAGCGAAAGCAGCCGAACTAGCGAACGCATTAGCTTCAACTAATGAGTCTGCTATTTGAGTCTCAAGTTCTGCTATTTGAGTCTCAAGTTCTGCAACTTCTTCTTCTAAAGTTGCAGGTTTTACATAGTCGACATCAGTAGCTATAGAAAGCACGCCTGTAGCTGTTGTATTTTTAAGCAAACCAGTCGATAAACCGCTCAACGCTTGAGCGTTAGGCAAATCGCTATGTTCTTTCTGAACAATAAAAGTATCTTCTGATGAGGGAATTTTTAGCGCAACTTCTTTAGCGTTATTTTCTTCATCACCTTGCCAAAACTTACCTTTTGTTAAGCTCGGTAGGTTATCTATGTGTAGCTTCTTTCTAGTCTCAAAAGTGTGATCAGCTTTTCCGAAAATCATTTCATGCTCTTGAAAAGCTACGCTCTCAAGTCTACCTTTTCCGTCTTCGCTTGTTTTAAGTAAACCGCCTTTGCTCAATTTATCGAGAGCTTGAGCTTTCGCTAAGCCGCCTTTCATAGCTGTATTTACTATGAAAGTACCTGTTTCTAACTGCTTATTTACGTTCAAAAGATCAACGTAAAACTCTGACAATATCGATGATTGCACTGTCTCAGTCTCGCCATTTTCAGTCTCTTTACCAACGAATATTTTACCGATTTTCTCTTCAGTGAGTACGTTGACAACATCAGTTACTTCAAGATGAGGTAAGTGCTGAATGTCAAAATGATCTCTTGCTTCAGCGATCTTGTCTATATTACCAACCAATACTTTATTTTCTTCAAGAGGCATCGGACGCTTAACAAGATACTCGTCATAAGCCTTGAGTCTGTCAATGTCATCGTGAATGTCTAGAATATCTAGCTTGACGTCTATCAGAGCTGGCGTAGCTTCAGCAATATCGTCCTTGTCTCCTTCTAAAATATAATCTTCAGTTAGAGCGATCTTTATGTCTGTAGAATCATCGTTTATCTTGTATAAAAAACGCCAGTTCTGATTCTCAATACCATCTTTTAGCGTAAAAACTGTATAAGTATCGAGCTCGACAACTTGCATGCCCTCACTTCTTCGCTGAGAAGAAATATTATCGCGCTCTTCTCTATTAGAAACGTGATGTATTCCGCCACGTCCATAGTTTTCTAAGTGCGTTGCGTATTTGTCTGCTAAGCTTAAAGGTCTTATATGACCGCTAACTTTTACTCCTGTGTCACTCATGTTAAGCCTCTAAATGCGCTATAAAATTATTGATTTTCAATGCATCTCTAGCAAACTCCCGAGATACGGACTCTTCGTAATAGTCTAGAATATCGTCAGACGTATTGTCCATCTCAGTGTCGAGATTTGGGTCTAAGTAATATTGCATTCTATAGTAATGTAAGTTGTCTAACGTATGTCTTGAAGTAATGTCTAATGTCTTAGCTGTTACTTCTTGCGATCCACTTGTCATTGCTCCAATTAAATACATAAGTAACCTTCCACCTTCCATGATTTTTAAGTTATCAGCAACGCTACGTAATTTTTTAGCTTCTTCTTGTGTCATGTTATGAGTTTCAGCATAGCCAGCGTAGTCTTCTGCGATATGCTCAATTTCTTTGCGTACCTTGCGTTGTAACGCTTGCGCGTTTCGTTCAGCAAAACCTACATCGCCCAGTCCCGTGCCTATGGAACACAGGCAATATCTTTTAGCTGTAGGTTTTATTGCTTTCGCAGTTGACAACCCTAAATGCGCTGGATTATTCTGCACAACTCCGCCGTCAATGTAGAAATCTTCACCAATCTGCCACGGCGCAAAGTACAAAGGAGCGGCCGAAGTAGACATTGCTACGTCTACTATGTCTAAATCTTGTCCGATAAAGTCGCTACCAAGCTGAATATTTGAAAAATAGACTGGCGTGTTAGTGTCTTTCATAAAATCTAGCTCGTAGTCGTTTTTTTCAAAGCTCGGAATTACAACGTTAGTTTGCGTATCTGACATCTTCATATTAGTGCCGTCGCTTTTTAAAAACTCTCTTTTTACAGTATTATACAAATACTTTGAGCCGTTACTGTCCGAGTCAGAAGGATAAAACGTTGAGTATAAGCCAGTTAGTACGGCTATTTTTCTTAAAATACTAGGTCTGCTAGACTTAGTAGTTGAGCTAGTAGAAAACACATGCTTTGCATCTGTTCTAAAAAACTTATAAAAATCTGATGGTTGCTTGCCAATCGATAAACCTAAGCTCATAATTCCGCCCACGCTTGAGCCTGTGATTACATCAAAATGTTTATGTAGCTCAGTTGGTTCAATACCCCAAGTTTCAACAAGCTTATTCAGCCAAACCGCAGTGATCAAGCCCCTAGCCCCTCCGCCGTCTAAGCTCAATACCTTCGCTGTTTTTTCATACATGCTCAATCCTCATAATAAATTCATCTAAAATTTCGTGCGTAGTTCTATAGCAATTGTACTCTATCTCTACGCCGTATTCATTCGTTATAGTCTTTTTTTGCGCTTCTTCAAATACAATTGATATATCACTTGATGCTTGTGTAAAACTATAATGAGTAATATTCTCGCCGAGCGACGAGGGATAACAAAACCATTTGTGATTGTAAGCATGCTCTGGAGCGACAAAAAGATACTCCCCTTCAATGCTCTCAGTGAGAGTAGTAGCTCTAAGCAAGTCAAAAGGCTTGTCAAGAGTCAGTTGCTCAAGCTCTTCTTCCCCTTCGCCGTAAAAAATTCTATGTTGCCAGAAAATTGAATAATATCTGTTAAAACTCAAGCCTGTTGTGTCATATGCATATACTTCTATGTCCATGCTACCTGCCTCTTCTAGTCTTTTTTCTTGTAACTCGACTTGTAGCTTAACAGCTTCGCCTTCAACGTTCTCTATTTTACACGCAATGTCATTACTTTCTTGTCGAATACAGATACTTTCAGCTCTTAGCATCTGATGGTCTTTGACAAAGAATTCTACGTTGTAAGTGTTATGCGCGAACGTAAAACCGACTTCATGAACTCGCAATATTTTCTGATTGTTGTCTTGATCTAAGACATTGAAGTAGCTAAAACTTGGAAAGTCGTAACCATAAAGTAGTTTCGTAAAAATATAGCGAGCATCAGCGTTTTGAAACATAGTTCCGCGCGGAATTTTACCGATTTGATGTTCCATGGGTAGCTCATTTGTGTACGATAATCCGCCTCCGCCCGCGATTTGTTTAACTTTTATTCTGCCAGCATCTAGTTTTTTTTGGTCGCTTTTATATAAAATGAGATGGTTGTGGTAATCAACTTCAGCTTTTATTATCTCGGTTCCGTCTTTACCGTCTTCACCGCTTTCTCCATCTTTGCCATTTTCCCCATCTTTGCCATCCTTTCCATTTAATCCATCAACGCCCTTTTCACCTTTCTCACCAGCTTTGCCATCCAGCCCTCTTTCTCCTTTTTGTCCATTTTTTCCTTCGCTTCCAGCCACACCCTGTCTGCCTTTCTGCCCAGTTGCGCCATCTTTACCCTCGCTTCCAGCGACGCCCTGCTCCCCTTTTTCGCCTCTCGCTCCCTTCTGTCCCCTCTCTCCTTTTTCTCCATCTTTGCCATCTTTGCCATCAATTCCATCCTTTCCACTTTTACCATCCTTTCCACTTTTGCCATCTTTGCCATCAATTCCATTAATCCCATACTTTCCATCAATTCCATCAACGCCCCTCTCTCCCTTTTGTCCATCTTTTCCTTTGCTTCCAGCAATGCCCTGCTCTCCGCGATCACCTTTCTCTCCCCTCTCTCCTTTACTACCTCGCTCACCTTGCTCCCCTCTCTCTCCCTGTACTCTTTTTTGTCTAATATCTTTTTTTGCATCTTCAATTACCTTTTTTATGTTTTGTTCTTGTTTATTAAGCTGTTTTTTAAGCTCTAGTTGAGAATAGTCTACTTTCTGTTCTGCTTTAAGAAGAGCTAACTCGCTCTTGAAACCATTTTGATATTCTGCGACAATTTTATTGTCTTGTTGAGTTATCGACTTGACGCTTTTTCGTTCAACGCGCTCTAGTTGAGCAACTTTGTCGTGCAATTGTTTAATTAGAGCTATTGTTTTTCTTGTAGTATCTCTTGACATAGTTTATCCACTGTTTTTTTAGTGATTTTCTCTTCTTCTTCCTCTTTTTCTTCGTCGTCTATTTCACGAGATATCTCGTCTATTTCTTCTTCTCGCTCTTCATCGTACTGACTCGGACGCTTCTTTAAAGCTATATCACGATTAAACTGAGCATCACCAAACCTCGCTTGCCACACTTCTTCTGCGTCTACTGCGTTTCTGTCTATATACATAGCGTCAATTTCTGCGTAAGTCTTTTTAAGTAATGCTAATTCTTCATCAGAGGGAGTTAATAGAGACTTAAAGTCCCATTTTGTTTCAGTGATATTTACTTTATGTTGACTTGCTACGACCTCAACAGCCCAATTTATAACTCTCTTTAGTTCTCTAGCTCTATAGCTTTCGACTAAATCATAATAGTTCTTTAGATCGCTCTCGCCAGTCGAGTTCAAGCCAGCTGATGACCTACCAAATAATTTAGTAATAGGGTAACCTGTAACTGAACACACGGCTTCACTAAATCGATCCCATAGCTCTGGTAATCCAGAAACTGAGCTTGAGTTTTTTTCGTAGCTCTCGTTTGCAGAGTCGAGTAAAATCGGATTAGACGTTGCTCTTGACTTAGCGAACAAAGATAATCTAGCAGCAATATTCTGCGCACCATTTTTAGTCACTGAAGTTTGCATTAGTCCATCAATTTTAGCTATAACTTGAACAAAATCATGCACTATTTCAGTCGTTGACTCAGCTATTATTCCGTAATGTCGCAATGCTTGAAAACAAGACTTTAAAACTGAAAAGTGCCAGTCTTGATTCAGTTTCTTAGCTCGATCAAGAGCTAAATCGCCGCTCAACACAACGCAACGACTATGATGAACGCGCAAGTTATCTTGTCCGTCGTCGCTTACTATAGTGTAATACTCGTTTTCTCCACAACGCGCGCTCATGACATCAGTACATAAGTCAGCAGGTGAAGATACTACTAGATGTCTATCGAACACTCTAAATGAGATAACTTTATTAACTCGCTGTAAATCTAAAGGTTTGTTCATCTCACGAGCATCGTCGACAAAAGCTACTAAGAGCGCGCCTCCGTATAAACGACCTGTGTAGCACGCTTCAGTTAATTTTTCTTGAAAATGAACACGCTCTAGCTCTTCAATTAGATTGTCTTCAGCATTAATAAAACCTCTCAATGCATCGTCTACGATAGTGTTTACTATCTTTTTCGCTAAGCCATTCGACTCGTACATAGTATCCAGATCATATCTAGATAAATCAATTGAGTTAGCGACTTTTGTGTTATTTGTTCTGCCATCTGCTTCGCCTAGCATTGTCAGATTGTTACGCCAGTTATCTGTTCTAGCTTTGACAGACTTCTCGTCGTGTCTTGTTATATCAGTCATATCATTTTAAAAATGCTTCACTTTTCTATAATCTACCATTTTATTCAACATTGTCGACTCTAAAGCGTAACGCATAGCATCAATTCCGTCATCGTATTTCTTTTCTACTTCTCTAAGAACGTTATCAGCTCTGTCAGTTTTATATCCATATTTTTTAAAATTCTCTATCAGATGTTCACAACTAGAATGAATATAAATCATATCGAAAGATCGCAAGTGCTCTATACCGTCTTCAACGCTACCAGTGCCTTTCTTAACACCTTTAGCCCACAACGTTGGCGTGTTTCTTCGTTTCATAGCTGATATGGTTTCAGGTCTTGAGGAGTCAGTCCAAACGGTTACTTGTTGAACATTTGGTAACTCTTCAACTAGAAAATCATTTAGATCACATATATCCAATCCAGTTTTTACTGCTTCGTGAGTTACGTAAATACAATTATTTTCTATGTACATACGTACTGCAAATGTCGGATGTGTAGCCGAAAAACCTAAATCCAAACCTATCATAACGTCTATGTTGTTACTCTCTTCAAAATCTTGAACACACCAATGTTTGTCTTTCTTGAAAACTTTTTGTTCTGAGTCAACTTTGCAATGTCCTTCGTACACGTGCAGGTATAGATCATAATCACGGTTTTTTAACGCAAACATTTCTTTAAAAAAAGAAGCTGGTAGCAGATACTCGTTATCTTCATGCGATATTTTACGTACAATCGTGTCTTGTCTAGTATTGTTCTTAACGAACTCATCATAAACAACATCATCTTCGAACTCAGGATTGAAACTAATTAGCATCTGACAACCTTGATTTCTCGATATTGTAGGTACTAGAATATTCCAGCTTCTTCTAGATATAGCAGAAGCTTCATCAATTAAAACTTTCTTAATTGATGGTATTCCCTTGATGCTATCAGGGTCTCGCCATAGTCCTCGAAAGATAATCTTTACGCCAGTTTGTGTATTCTTAATGCCCGTCTTAGACAGTTCAAAAGCATCTTGTAAGTCCATATCTTTAATCAACTTTTCAAGTACAGAATATAAGCTAGCTTGTAATGATTCTTGTATTTCTCTAGCGCAGAGATAGTAGCAATCTTTATCTCGAAATGACGAAAGTATTAGATAACTACAAAGAGCAAAAGTTTTACCAGCTCCACGCCCCCCGTAAAGCACAAAAAATATGCTTGCGTCAATACCGTTTAAAAATTTTGGTAAATCAAAGTTTATCTTCATTTTTTGCAAGCTCTTTAGGATATTCCTTTTTATCTTTAGGATTTTTTAAGCCTAGATATTGCCCTGTTTTTCCGTCATATATTAGCGTGTCATCACCGTCTTTGTCTTGAATGCAATTTTGAATATCTAAATAGTTTTCATAATCGAAATATACGACAGAGCCCTCTTCTTCGTCTTCTTTAATATCAGCCACTTCTTCTTTAGTTACTTTTTTGGGTCTTTTTAAACCTAAGTACTGCCCTGATATTTTGTGGTACACTTGCACGTCACGATTTTTCCCTTCCCTTTCTTCAATCTCTTCAATCTCTTCTTCATCTATAAAAGGATGTATGTCTTCGAAGTAACGCGCAGGGGGTGCGACTTTTTCAGCACGCTCGTTGTATTCACGACGCTCCTTAGCTTCGTTGCTAAGCATTTCCTCTATGTAATCGAAGGAGTTCTTTTTTTTCTCTTTAGCAACAGTTATTGCTTTTTTCTCTGTCACTGACGCAGTAGCATTGTCAGCTTGCTGATCTCTTTCCTGCTCAGCTTTCTCGAGCTCTTTTAGTCTCTCTGCATTTTCTGTTTTACTACTCATCTTTAGCTTTTTTCTCTTTTTCTTTTAGCTTCTTTTCGCTCTCTTTCAATTTCAGGATATCTAACAGTGATCTCGATCGGTTCTTTTTTTTCTTCTTCAACAACCTTTTTACGCTCTGTTTCTCTCCATCCTGCTTGCGTTTTTAAGAAAAATATTAACGCTGTTAAGCCTTCTTTAGAAATTCCGCTACAATAGCATTGCACAGGCTTTGCGCGCTTTTTTCTGTTCTCTACTTTCATATGATCGTTGCAATGGCATTCTTTTGTAGCTACTCTATACAGCTTACTAGAAGCTTTTGCGACTTTAACAGCAAAACCTTTTTTATACGCAGACATTGCACGACTATCTCTATTCTTGAGTCGTTGAAAAGTTCTTGCAGTAAAACCTAATATTCTTGATAACTGATCAACAGTGCAAAAACCTGATAAATTCTCTATCTGCTGTATATCAGCATCAGTTAAAACTATTTTTCGCTTACTCATATTATTTAATCTTTTTAATTAATTTTGCTTCGATATTTGTCTTAGTTTCGAATCTATTGATAATCGCATCTACGTAATGAGTTGATAACTCAACAGTTATACATTTACGATCTAATGCTTGACATGCCATTAAAGTTGTTCCGCTTCCAGAGAACGGATCATAAATCCAATCCCCTCTTTTGCTATTATTTCGAATCGGTCTGCTCATGCATTCCAAGGGTTTCTGCGTACTATGCCCAGTTTTCTCAGCTTTCTCTTCTTTAGTAGCATGTACTATACTATTAATGTCCCAAACCGTTGATTGATCTCTTGCTCCTTGCCAACTTCTATTCACTCCTTTCTTATCACGTGCTACGTAATAACAAGATTCAAACTTATGATGATAGTTACCTTTGCTCATCGACCAAGTCGATTTATTCCAAGCGATCAAGTTGACAACTTTGAAATCGCAACTAATCAGATGTTGAGCTATCTCGTGCGAAAACGTGGGAGCGTGCCAGACGTAAGCCACATCTCCTTGAAATAATTTATACGCTTCAGTCCAGTCGCTTACGTTATCGTTCAAAACAACATCAGTTGTTTTCTTGCTCTTGTTACAACGTGATTTGATAATACTATTTTGTAACGTAGCGTCATATTCGACGCCGTAAGGCGGATCAGTAACCATCAGATTTGGCTTATACTCGTCTAGTAACTTAGACACGTACTTGCTATCTGTGCTATCTCCGCAAATTAAATAATGCTCTCCTAGTTTGTATACATCTCCGAGCTTTACGCTAGTTTGCTCATTTACTTCAACTATATCTTCAGTGTCCTCGTCTGCAGAAACATCTATATCCTCGATTTGTAAATCTAGCTCTTCACGTAGAAGCTCTAAGTCATTCTCTTCAATTCCGAAGTCTAAAAGCTCTTCTTGTTCAAATCTGTCGAACAAGATCAAGGGATCGTAACGACCGAAATCTAGATTATCTCTAATATTCAATCTATCAAGCTGTTCTTGCGTAAGTTGCGCAGATGCTTTCAATACTTCAATCTCATCATCTTCAGTGTAACCAGAAAGTAACAATGCTTTCTTTCTTTGATGACCACCAATTATTGTATTGTCTTTATTAACTAGTAGACGCTGATGATAACCGTCCTCTTTTATGTGCTCAGCTAATTTTTTCAGGTTTTCGTCAGAAATGCGACGCGGATTATCTTTGTACTCTTTCAGCTCTTTAATTTTTACTTGCGCTGTTTGCCATTTTAGCTTCATACTTTTGTTTTTCTTGTTTTGCTACATTGTAACAGAAAACGCGAATTAAGCCACTTTTTACGTCAAAACATAGCTTTAAGTTGTGTTTTTAGCTGTTTTTAATAGAATTAACGCTAATTAACAAAAAACAAAACAAGAACAGATGTCTGAAGAAACAAACAAAATAAACGACGTTACAAAAGACTTTTTAAAAACTGTGAAGGAATTTAATATAAACCTTCTCAAAGAAGCCGTACGTCAAATGGAATTACGTATCAAAGATGAAATTTCATTCAAAGAGAGAATAGATGACAAAGCGTATAAATTACTTTTTTTATTCCTCAGCTCTGCGTTTTTATTGTTTTTCACAGTGCATAATGCGCAATGCGGAATGCTCGCTATCATTCCTTTAGTTGCAATCATAGCAAGTATTATCATGTCAGTTATTGCTTTAATTCCTAAAGATCATTGCGTTTTGGGGAGTCAACCATCACTCTGGTTGCACAAAGAATCTATAGAATTCGGTAATCAAGAACGCTTTGGATATACTATGTCTGTATTGTTATTTGAAACGCAACCAATATTAGAAGAATCGGTGAAATCAAATGCAAAGCGTCGCAAGATATTAGATTATGCAATTAAAGCTTATATCGCTTACAATGCGACATGGCTTTGTTGCTTACTCTGCAATATATTCGCTTCTTAATATTCAGCTATATCGCTATCATCAGTTGACGACAACAGCGATATAGCTCATTCACTTTACTCGTCTTCTAAGTTGAGAAAGCCATCAATTTTGTCAGCAAAGTCATGAACATAGTCATTATAGTCTTTACCTTCTTTTAGCTGTTTAGTATCACATACTTTAGCTTGATGATTTAACTCTATCATTTTACTTGTCCATTTCCTGCCTGCGTCATCAGCGTCTTGCGCTAAGATGATGCGATCAAATCGCTCAAGCTTGATAGTATTTTGTGAACTCATAGTACAGTAAACAGAAACATTTTCAGTTGTTACATCATGTCCTTTTATTAGCTCTGCACTGCGATTTAATTCAGCTAAATAAAGAGACAGCGTTGTTTCTATACCTTCACCTACAATCGCTATTTTAGCATCTTTATTCTCTATAAGCTTGATCATGCCTTTATCTTTATAGCTACCTTGAATCAATCGCTGTTCTCCTGCTTCGATTTTTTTACTAAAGTCATTCTCTAAAAAAGTCTGATGTATTCCTAAAAAATTATCATTAATATCAACGACTTTTGCAACCATGCAATCATAAGATTTCTTTGTTATCGCATGGTAGACATGAGAAGCGTACTTAATAGCGTCTCTCGACACTTTTAAGTTTTTGTGAAGTAAGCGTTTTCTCAGATAAGTCTTGTCTTCATAAAAACCTTCATTTGCATCGTTCCATATCTTAGTTGCTCGAGTTGTACTTTTCTTCTCAGAAGTAAGACTGAACTCGCTCTTGAGAACATCTACAGCTTCTTTGAAAGATATGTTGTATTGTTTCATCACGAAGTCAATAATGCTACCCTTTGCTTCGCAAGCAAAACAGTAAAAAGAATGATCATAAATAGCGCATGATGGTGTTTTTTCGTGATGAAAAGGACACGATATTTTTTTATTTTTAATGACGTGCGTTTTACTCACATAATCTTTGAAATTAACGACTTTCTTTAGAATTGCTAGATTTTCTTTAGCTTTTTCGTGATCGAATTGTTCAACGTCGAAGTCGTCTATTGATATAGCGTCTACTTCGTTGTAATCAGCTATGAACTTCGCTTCATCGTGCTTAGCGTCTTTTGACTCGTCGAATAGTCTGTAGCGTGTCAATGCTCTGTTACCTTCTGAGCCGTCTTTTTCTATGATTGCTAACTTGTTCTTTCGTGCTAAGTAACGCAAAGCGTTGTCAAGCTGATCTCTGTTTACTTTACCTTTGTTTTTTAGTAGATAACGATTATCAGTACGCGCTAAGTCTCTTGAAGAAAAGCCCTCTTTACCTTCGATAGAATGAATGCTTTTGTTTGTGTTCTTTATATAGTTGTTGAATAAAGATGTAGCATACTGCTCAGTCTCGATATCTATATCGTTATTTACATCATAGATAGCAATAGCTTCCTTTAGTTGAAGCTTAGTATAGTTTATAGCTTTGTACGCAGTATCGCTTGACACTTCTTTAGTATAACGCTCTAGATTAGTGTCTTTTTCGAGCAGATGAAATAACAGCGCATTTTTATGAGCGTGCGTTGCTGTTTTGTTTAAATGAGCAATGTAAAGCTCATTTTGCTCTTTTTCTTTTAGCGCGTCTAGTTCGTCGTCAAATGCGTCAAATAATAAAGAAGCTTCTTTGCTTAACGTGAATTTTAAAGCATTGTTCCAGTATTTTTCTCTTTTGCTATGTCTTACGCGCCATTGCACGACTTCTGTAAGTAACGACTCAAATGCGCGCGTCATGTTTTTATCGACACGTACAGGAGTTTGTTTTTGCTTCTTTTGATTGATTCGATATATGTTCTGAAATCTAGCAGGAAAGCCAGTAAATAAGCCCTTTTTGCGATAGCTTTCTAGATACTTGCTATAAACGCTATTTTGCGTCAACGCTGTCATTGTAAGATTCAAACCTTGAATACTCTGCTTTAGCTCTGCGTCTTTCATCTTTCTTGTTACAGTATAACTAGAATCAGTTTCGTACGCAGTGTTAAAAAAATCTATCTCTTCTTTATTTTTGTTGTTAGAAGCATCAAGTAAAAAACCCGCGAACTCGTCATACACAACGTGCAAATTTCCGTGTTGTCTTTCCGCTGCGTTACGCTGTAACGCTTGCACTGTAGCGTTGTCTGCAACAAGATTACACTCTACATCAAAAACGTCAGATGGAAACACTAGCTCTTCTTCGCTCTTATCTTTTTGTTTAGCAACTTCTCTTCTATGATCAGACACAAGATCATCTTGCAACGAAGAAACGAACTTCTTGACATATCTAAGTATTGCGCTCTTGCCTTCGCCTGAGCTCATGATTAATAACGTATAAAGATTTGGCTTGATCTGAAAACCGCTATCAGTTTCGAGAATGATAGAGTTGCCTATTAAACCGCTAAGAAAGCTGAGATTAATAGCTACATGAGCCTCAAGAGGCGTTGTGTACTTTAAGTTTTTTTGATTTTCGTTACAGTAGTTAGCTAGAGCGAGAGGATATTCTAGTTTAGAAGCATTAACTTTGGTGTTGTCTTTAGTTTCTTTGTATGTTAAATTATTCATAATAATATTTTTTTAAATTACACATAAAAGATCGGTTCGCTTGAACCTCAAAGGTCTAAACGTTATCAGTCAGTTATTTTAAAAACTTGCAAGGGATTAAAATAACTGATTTTCCAATCTAACTTCAAAACTTAAAACATTACAAAGCAAAAAGCAACGATCTTTTTACTTAAAAGTAAATCGTCTTTTTTTAGATTAATAACTTTTCTTCATACAAAAAAGGCTCTATTTTTTAATAGATAGTTAATTAAAATTTACGCTTATTCTCTATTTTTTCTGCGCTCTTGTTATTTTTGTTCAAAAAACTAATAACAAACTAAAAACTAGATTTTCTAAATTGATTTTTTAACTACGCATTTTTACTCTAAAAATCCAATTTTTTACAAATCACAAAGTAGATTTCTCACTTAAAACCCTCTAAAATCCACTGCCAATGGCTAAACGCAATTATCTTGTCAGTTAGATTGTCGGTTT